CAAATGACAAATATTTAATATACGAATACTTTAAAAAAGAAAATTTAAAAAAAGAAAATATATATTTGCTTGACAATGGAGAAATAATAAGCGAGCAAGAATATAATATTTTAAAAGAGCAAAACCAACAACTAACGGTAAAAAATGTTAGACAAATTAACAAAACTATAATAAGATGGTATCTTGTAGATAATAAAAACATAATAAAAGAAGCAATCTTTCCTGGAAAATATATTCCTATTGTTCCATTTTTAGGATTAGAAATATATAGTAAAAACCAAAAAAAATATTTATCTTTAACAGATTTACAAAAAGACACACAGAAAAGTTATAATAGTTTTTATTCTGCATTTACAGAAAGTATTGGGTTAACGCCCTTGGCTCCTTTTGTTGCAGAAGAAAGACAAGTAAGCGATTACAAAGAAATATGGGAAAATGCAAATAAAGTTCCTTATGCTGTTTTGCCTTATTCGTCGGTTTCAGAGAATGGCGTTTTGTTACCACCGCCACAACGAAATATGGGAAGCATTGTAAATAGCGGTGTTGTCGCCGCACTTAACTTTGCCACCTCCCAGTTCAAAGAAGTTACTGGGATATATGACGCCTCTTTGGGAGCTAGTGGAAATGAAACTTCAGGACGAGCTGTTATTGCAAGACAAAAACAAGGTGATAATGCTATATATCATTTTTTTGCAGACGTAATTAGTAGCATAAAACATATAGCAAGAATTTGTTTAAACATAATACCAGTTTTATACGATACGAAAAGATATATAACAATAAAAACAGACGACGGAAACTATAAACAAATATTAATAAACACAAATGAAACAAACGACTTTACAAAAGCAAATTTTGATGTTTGCGTAGATACAGGAGCTTCGTTTGAAACAAAAAGGCAAGAAGTAACAGATACATTAATCGCAATTGCACAAGCTATGCCTTCTGCTATACAACCAATAATGGATTTATACTTTAGAAATATGGATTTTCCGCTTGCACAGGAAATCGCAGATAGGATGAAAATAATAATACAACAAACCTACCCTGGACTTATACAAGAAAAAGTTGAAGCAGAAGATATCAATACTAAGGCAGAAATGCAAAGCATGGTAATGGATATGCAAAAATTGATGGAATTGCATAAAATTACATTGGAACAAAATTTAGAATTAAAGAAAAACATTGACGATTTACAAAAGAAACTTGCAGACAAAGAAAAAGAATTACAAACAAAAGCAGATATTGCAATAATAAGAAGTAACGCAGAGCTACAAAGAGCACAATTGGAAAAAGAAAATAAAATACTTTCTAAAATTATTGAATTGAAAACTAAATTTCCAGAAATAAATTTAACATTAAATAAAAATAACCAAGCCGGGCAACAAGGCTTGAGTAACCCTTAACAAAAGGAGAATTTATGGACTTTAAATTTGATGAAGACAAAAAACAAGAACAACAACAAACACAAGAACAAATAATTGACAAAGAACAACAAAAAAACCAAAACGCACAAGAGCAAGGACAGGACCAAGAACAAGAAAAACAAAAAGAAAATGTTGTAGTAAAAAGAGAAAGGCACGACATACGTAGAATGAAAGAGTTTATGCAACGTGCTTATAGAGCAGAAACAGAAAAAGCAGTTGCAGAAGCTCAAAAACAAGCGTATGAAAAAATATTAGAAAAATTATTTACTACAAATAATATTGCAGGAACAATTAAGCCTGAGGATGTTTTAAACAATACACAACCAAATAAAGAAAATGATTTAGAAAAAATTATAGAACAAAAGATAATACAAAAAATGCAGGCAATACAACAGACTGCGACTCCGCCAGAGAATATTGTTCCTGAGACGGAAATCGCAGAAATATTTGAAGACTACGACGAGGCTTTGGAGAATGCAGATTTAATACAAATTCCTACTGCAGTAGAGGATATTATAGCCTATTCGCCAAACAAATATTTAATTGCTTATTATCTTGCTAAAAATCCAGACAAGGCAACAAAATTATTTAATATGCCAGAAAAACAAGCAATTAAAGAGATTGGCAGGATAGAAGTTGAAATGGAAAGCGTTTACAAAGAGAAAAAAAGTAAAAATAAAAAAGCCACATCTGCACCACCTCCAATTACACCGCCTACAAATAATTCAAATATTAATGCAAATTATGACAAACTTTCTGATTCGGAATGGTTTAGAAAAAAAGTATTAAAACGACAATAACAATTTAACAAAAGGAGAATTTTTATGGCAAATAGTTTTATAACCCCACAAATGATAAGCAGAGAATTTTTTGGAAACTTTTATAGCAATTTAGCAATTGCAAAAAATCTTAATCGTAACTATGATGAAATATCTAACAAAACTTACGATGGGCAGAAGATTGGACCTAGCTACCGCATTAGAGACCCTCTCAGTTTTAATGTTAGAACAGGCTGGACTTATTCTGCTACAGATATAGTAGAGACTTATAAAACCTTAACAGTTGACACACCGAGAGGCGTTGATTTAGACATAACCGATGCCGAGCTCGCCACAACCGAAAATATGGATATGGTAAAAGAAAAATATATAATACCTGCGGCAAAAAGATTAGCTGCAGAGGTGGATACAATTTGTGCTACTTACATGATGAAATATACGCCTAATGCAGAAGCTTATACATCTTTTGCCGTTCCTGACAGTCTTAACAAAGGATATTTAGGAGCAATTGCAAAAATAAAACAAGCATTAGCTCCTGCAAATGAGGAATTAAACTGTGTAATAAATCCATATATGGAAGCTAATATTGTAGGCGGATTAGCAGGGCAGTATAACCCAACACAAGCTATATCCGAAATGTTTGAAAAAGGACAATTAGCAAAAGCCATCGGTTGCGATTGGTATACATCGCAAGTTCTACCAAGTTTGACAACTGGCACAACATCTAACAGCGATACACCAATTGTCGGCACATTTTCATCTGACGCTTCTTCTACTTTACCTTATAGTTCTTCAACCGCAAGCGGCACATGGAAGGCAGGGCAAACAATAACAATAGCAGACTTATACGATGTTAATCCGCAAACAAAACAACCTTACAAAAATTTAAAACAGTTTGTTATTACTGCAGATGCTACAGCATCTAGCGATGGCACAGGTGTTCTTTTGGTTTATCCTGCGATAAATTTTGATACAACATCTCCAACACAAAACTGCTATGTTGCAGGAGGTTCAATTGACGGCAAGGCAATTACTTTGTGCGCATTAAACCTAAATACAGCTGTTAATACTGCGGCATCTACTACATACGGATGCGGTCTTATATTCCACAAAGATTCTTTTGCTTTTGGCACCGCACCTTTAGCAACATTCGATAAAGGTGTAGTAGAAAGTTATCAGGTTTCCGTAGATAATTTTAATTTGCGTTATATTGCTAGTTACGATATTACAAACGCAAAATTAAAAAGGAGAATAGATATATTCTTTGGCATTACATATTTAAGGCCTGAATGGTGCGCAAAGATATTACATGCTTAATTAAAAGCACAGGGGGAGCAAAACTCCCCCTTTTTTACAAAGGGGAAAAATGATAAATAAAAAAATCGCAATTGCAACTCCGTTTTATGCAAGAACTGCTTTTACAAATTATTTAACATCGCTTGTAAATTGCATTGTAGGATTGACGCAAAATAAAATAAATTTTGCTTATATACCTTTACAGCATTCAAGTTATGTTGACAAGGGGAGAAATATAATAATAAACACATTCTTAAAAAGTAATTTTGATGAATTAATTTTTATTGATAGCGATATGGGTTTTGATTATAATGCGCTTGAACAATTAATAAAAGTGGATTATGATATTGTTGGTGCTCCGTATTTAATTAAAATGGGAGAAGGTGTTGGAATAGGAAAGATATTTGCGGAAATAGCCAAAAATATAGTAACTTGCGAATGGATAGCAAGCGGTTTTATGAAAATAAAGAAAAAAGTTTTTGACAAAATGAAACAAATATATTCCGATGATTATTTTGTAATTGACAATGAGAAAATATATAACTTTTTTAATTGTAATATTGTTAATAATATTAGAATGAGTGAGGACTCACATTTTTGTAAAAAAGCAAGAGATATTGGATTTAAAATTTATGCAATATTGAATTTAAATATTAATCATTTATGGCTTGAAGAACACACGTTACATCTTGAAAAAGGAGATAATGTAAATGGCACAAACTCCGAATCCGCAAGCGTCGCCTGAAAGTTGTAATTTTTATACTGATTATTTACAAATTACTTTGTCTTGTCCTGGACAAGAAGGAGCAAGCGTTTATTATACTCTTGATGGAACAGACCCTAACCCGTATACTCCAAGTAGTTGTTATTACTATACAATGCCTTTTAAAATATATGATACTACGACATTAAAGATTGTTTCTTGGTATTGTGGATATGACACATCCAGTGTTGTTACATATACATATACAAAGCAACAATCAAGCACAGAATGTAAAGACGGTTCCACAAGAAACACAACAGCGCTTGACATAATAAAAAGAGCATTAAGATTGTTAAACGTATTAGCAAGCGACGAAGAGCCTGAAACAAGGCTTTCGCAAGATTGCTTGACACAATTAAACTGGCTTATTGATAGCTTTATGAATGAAAGATTAATGACGTATTGCTATAAATTAGACAGTTTTAGCTTGATAAATGGACAATCGCAATATACAATTGGAAATGATAGTGATTATGATTTTGAAACAACATTGCCTTTAGATATAGATTATGCATATATAAGATATAACAATATAGATTATAAACTTGACAAAATAGATTACAAAAAATATAACGAAATAGCACTCAAAACAACAAGCGGATTACCAAAATTTATAAGTTATAATAGAAATTTCCCCTATGGATATATATATTTATATCCAATTCCTAACCAAGATTATACACTTTACATAATGCAAAAAAAACAATTTACTAAATTTGACAGTTTAACAAGTGTGGTATGTTTGCCACCAGGTTATAAAGATTGTTTAGCATACAATTTAGCGTCAAAAATGGCATTAGAATTTGGTAAACCAGTGCCTGCAGATTTAAGAGATTTTGCAATAAAAAGCAAAAATGCAATAAAAAGCAAAAATATAGAACCAATAATTATGAAACCAGATAATTTTATATCAAACGATTATTTTAATATTATAACAGGATAATATTATGATAATAGATATAATTGGATTGGGGCATACAAAAGCAAAATGTGATTATATTAAAAAGCATGAGCAATGCTATAATTGGTATATTAAAAGCAGTGGAGATGAAAAATATTTGGCTTGCTTTTGGGGAATTAAGAATATAAAAGAATTAAGCAATTATAAAGAAATAAGAAAAATATACAGCACAGATTCAGAAAGATTTTTTTGTATAGCAGATAATAAATTATTAGAAATAACAAAATTTATTAATGTTATTGAAAGGGGAGAATTAGAAACAGATACTGGAGACGTTATAATAAAAGACAATGGATATGATAGCGGTATAGGAAGAGGGCTGATAATTGTTGATAGTAAATGCGGTTATATTTATAATCTTGTTTTAAATAAACTTTACAAAATAGAAGACGAAAATATAAAAAAATATAAAGATATAGAAAACATAATGGGCTATTATGTAGCAACGGATAATGTTACAAACAGAATTTATTTTAGTAATTTATATAATGGCTATTATTGGAATGATATTTTGCTAACAACAAATATAAACAAAAATATTCAAATAGGACAGTCGCAATATACAATAACAATAGATACAGATATACAACAAATGCAAGAAACGGCAATTTTATTGCAATACGATAGTAATAATTGGATAAGTGGCAAAACAATAAATTACGATGCTACAACAGGAATTTTAACATTTAATACTGATAATTATTGTGGTGAAGGCGAATACACAAATTGGACAGTATATATTTATACAAACGAGAATTTAAAATTTATAGATATAGATGCATTAAATTCAAAAATAATAAATTTTATAAATTACAATAATGAGTTATGGATTTTTGGTAATAACAGAATAGTTATTTACCAGCCGAGCGGTAGCGATTATGCAAGCTTTGTTAGAATAAATTCTGCAATATATGATATTGGTTTATTTGCAAAAGACAGTATTATAAAAGCAAATAATAGAATAATGTTTTTAGGAAAAAGTAATAACAAGGTGGCTTTTTTTATTAATAATGGTTATCAACTTATTGAATTAGAATGTAGTTATTTAGAAAATTTTGAACCGCAAAATTTAGACGACTGCAAGGCTTATTATATTAATTTAGACCAAACCGATTTTTGTATATTTAATTTTAGCAAAATAAATAAAACATTACTATACAATTTACATAATAATACTTGGACATTATTAGGAATTTGGAATAGTAATAAGGCAGATTTTGAAAAGTTATGGATAAAAGATATTGCTTGTTTTAATAATTATATTTATGCATTAAAATATAACAGCAATAATTTATATGCTTTTGATAAAGATTATAAACTTTACGATAATGATAAAATTGTAAGAATGAAAGATACATATTATTTTTCTTTTGAGAATAAAAGGATTTTCTGGAACGAATTAGAACTGGAATTAAAAACAGGAGATAAAAATTTAGATAGTAACGAAGTAATAATGTTAAGCTTTAGCGATAATTACGGTAATACGTTTTCAAACGAAATTTTTAAATCAATACCTAAAAGAGGTGAATATAAGAAAAGAATAAAATTTAATCGTCTTGGTTCAAGTAGGGGAAGAATATTTAGAATAAAATATATGGGTTTATGCAATTTACAAATAATAAAAGGTTTTTTAGATTATTATGTGAGTTAAAAAAGGAGAAAATATGAGTTCAGGCGAAATGTCAGCGGGGAAAATGGCAGAATTAACAGGAATATCTCTCATTGATTTATTGCAAAAACTATCATCGTATAATAAAATAAATGACTTGGTTAATCAATCTTCTGGCGAAGCAGCAAAAAATTATGATACATTACGTGCACAAACACAGCAACTATATCAACCTTTTTTACAAAAAGGAACACAAGCATTTACAACTTTGGCAGATTTAGTAAATAAAGGTTATTATAATGCTCCTATGCCTGCGACACAACAATTTAATTATAAACAAGAGCCAGGACTTGGCTTTATAAAACAGCAAGGTATAAATACGGCAATGGCACAAGCAAATGCAACAGGAAATTTATTCTCTGGGCAAACATTAAAGGCTCTGGCAAGATATGGTGCTAACTTGGCAGCGCAAGATTATCAAAATGCTTTTGCAAGATATTTACAACAGCAACAATTAGAATTGCAAAAATATCAACTTGAAAAAGAAGCAAAACAAAAAGAATATGAAAGAATGGCAAGCTTAGCTAATGTAGGATTTACAACAGCTGGAATAGAAACGGACATTGCAAAAGATATTGCTGATTGGAACACAAAAAGATTACAATGGATAACAAATATGAAATCAGCAACTACCTTGGGAAAATCAAATAGCTGGACAAAATTTTTGCAAAGTATAGCAGATATAATCGGTGGTAGTAATTTAAATTTAGGAAGCAATACAACACAATCAACAACACCATCATTGACAAATAATGGTGTTTTTACAAATGGGCTAAATAGTAATGAACTAAATGGTATAGATGTAAATTTTACAGGGGCAGAAACATCAGGGCTTTCATAAATAAAATAAAAAAGGAGCGTAAAAATGCCTTTTGAAGCAGGAGATATAAGTGGTAGTTTAATATATGGTGCAAAAGATTTAGATTTAAGCAAACCAGTTGAAAATTTACAAGCGACAGAATTAGCAAGACAAAAATTATTAGAAAAGCAAAAAGAAGATTTTGATAATAAACGAATAGAAACTGCAGGTGTTTTTGCATGGGGATTTTTAGATAAATATGGAGATAAACAAGTAATAGCAAGAGATGAAGAAGGAAATATTATAAAAGACAACGAAGGTAATCCCGTTTTAACAACAGTTAATTTGTTTGATAGCCAAGATGCTGCAAGAGAATATGGCATGATAAGAGACAATTTGTTGGAAATAGGAATACCAGATGCCGCATTGCCTCCTGTTTATGATGCAAAAATCGTTCCTGTAATATTGCAACATATAGCATATAAATCTTTAACGCCTGAACAATATATATCAAAACAACGAATAACCCTTGGTGAACAAAAAGAGGCTGGAATTGGGCAAAGAGCAATAAAGGGATGGGAATTGTCTCAATCAAGACTAGATTTGAGCCGAGAGGAAGAATTACGAAAAAAACAAGAATTTAGAGAAAAACTAAATCAGCAAAAAATAGAACATACAGGCAAAATAACAATAAAACAAATTGAAGCTTTAACAGATTTACAAGAAGATATTGAAAGAAAAAAAAGTCTTATAAAATCATACCAAAATTTATTAGAAAACGCAAAATATTTAAGAGATAAAATAAAATTATATCCACAAGGAATAACAGACCTGATATCAACTGTTATTCCATACACAAAAGACCAAGAATATAAAGCAAAATTAAATCAAGTGATAGCATGGGAAAATCTTAAATCGGCACAAGAAAATATGAGGGGGCAGGGTTCTGTTACTGAATCAGAACGAAAACTCGCAGCTAATGCAGCTAGTATTTTAAGCCTTAAATTAAATAGACAATCCTTTGCAGAAGAGCTTGACAAAATAATAAAACAGGCGTCTGTGGCAATAGTTGATGCAAAAATAAATTATAAAGAACTTAATAAGCAAAAAAAAGAATTAGAAAGTATACCAAAATAGGAGATAAAAATGGAAAAAGAAACAAAAAATAAAATAAAAATAAATTCGGAGGATATTTATAATTATTTAATAAAAAAAGGATTTATTGGAAAAGATAAAGATAAAGAAGATGTAAAAGAGGCTGTGCCAGAATTGATGGATCCGCTAGGATTAAGCAAATATTTTACAATAGATGAAAATGAGCCTGTCGGAAAAAATATTGACGATATAATATCTGCTTATGAAAATCAAAACAAGGACAACACAGAGGAACAAACCACAGGAGAAATAAAGCCAGAAGCTCCTGTTGCTTTGGCACTAAAAATAGCAGGAGACGTGGTGAAAGAAGCAGGAAAGGGATTAGTTATAGAACCGCTTAAAGCTATAGCAGAAGGGGCTGTAAGAGTTCCAAAAACACTATACGATATTCTTACACAATCGCCAGAAAAAACAATGGAAGATATAAAATTTGTAGGAACTTATATTCCATCTGCATTAGCAAAAGGAATTTTGACAACGCCAGGATTTTTAAAAGTAGCAGGAAAACAACTAAAAGATTTAATACAAGTAAGAAACGCAGAATATGTAAAAAAGGAAGGACAAAAACAATGGGAAGAAGAACAAAAAAAATATCCGCTTAGTGATATAATTGAGACAGCACTAAAGGAAATGGGCGAGCAGGCAATGACAGACGAACAAAAGAAAAATTTATTACAAGTTATAAACGGTTTAGCAGGAATAGCAAGCTTTACAGGGCAAGGACAAGTTGCAGGTAAAGCATTATCGGATGCGTTAAGAAAAAACATTGCTGGAAAAATAGCAATAAAAAAATCAGAGGCAAAAAGCTTAAATGCTAAACCTGCAAAAGTTACAGAAACTATAAACGAAATAAAAAATGTTATTGACGAATACGATTTATATCCAGAAGGGATCAAGGGATGGCAAAACTCCCTTGATAAATCAAAAAAATTAATCGCTGAAAAAAATAAAGAATTTGTTAATTTGGTTGAAACAAAAAAAGAGCCTGTTACTTTAGATTTAAACGATATACAAAAGACAAAGGCAGATACATATTATAATGTTCCACTTGCAGAAAGAAAGCAGTGGTTAGAAAATACAAACAGCATGATGAAATCATTGATAAAGGAATGGGAGAAAAAGGGATATATTGATGAAGGCAAATCCGATTTTATAATAAAACAACTTGACAAAGAGACAAAAAATGGTAATCCTTTTAACTCCTTAACCGAAAATAAAAAAAATGCAGATGTAACGGTTACATTACCGCTTAAGGATTTGAACAAGGCAAAACACGACTGGACTTTTACTCCGTCTGAAAACGTTTACGACAATGCATTATATTTAAAATTACGAGATGAAGTTGTAAGATTGGCTGACGATGAACAAATAAAGAAAACTGGACAAGAACTAAATAAGCTTATGAATATAAGTAAAATAATTGATAATATGGCATCAAACAAACCTGTGCCATTATTGGGAGGATTTACACAAGGTTTTTTATCTGCAAGCCCTATTGTTTTATTTTCTAATCCTGCATTGCTTGCGCCACAGGCCGCCGCATTAGGTTTAAGCATGGCAACAAATTTATGGCGAGGCGGGAGAGCACAACCGGCACTACTTGGAATAACAAAAAAGATGGAAAATATACCACAAACAAATGCTATGGCATTACCAGCTACTTTAGGAACAGTATTAAGTGTAAATAGAGAATTAGAACAAGCAGAAAAGGAGAAATAAATGAATTATATATTTTCAATTCCACCATTCTTGCAATTTGTAGATGCAAATGGTAATCCTGTTGCAAATGGAAAATTATATACTTATCTTGCAGGAACAAGCGATTTAGAAGAAACTTTTGCAGATGTAAATGGCACAGCAAATACAAATCCAATAATACTTGACAATATGGGAAAAGCAACAGTAATTTTAGATAAAAGTAAAAGTTATAAGTTTGCTTTGTATGACCAAAACGATGTATTAATTTTTACACAAGATAATATAAATTATAATGCTATAACACAAGAAGTGATACAATATGACAATATAAATGAATTAAGAGAAGTGACAGGAACTACAGATGGACAACTTGTATTTGTAAGAGCTTATTATAACACAACACTTACGGGAGGCGGATATTTTTATTGGGATGAAGATGTAACAGCAGATGATAATAATGGAACAATAATAAAACCGAACGCCGTTACTGGTGCTGGCAGATGGATAAGACTTTTACAAAACGATAAGATTGATATTGCATATTTTGGAATAGCGCCTGGGCTTACAAATGTAGACGATACATTATTAATTATAGATTATCTTGCTTACAATTTGGGGTATAGAGTTTTTATTAATTCTGGTGAATATGCTATATATAGCAACATTGATTTTGACAGTGTAATTGAATTTGGAAGTGGCGGAATATTAAAGCCTGTTAATTGCACAATAACAATGCGTGCTATTATAAACGATGATAAACAGCACTTTAACGGCGTTAGTAATGGAATTGTTAGATTAACAAACTACAATACTTTAAAAGTAGAATGGTTTGGTGCTGTTGGTGATGGAAGCTTTACAAATAATACTGTTACAACAAACGACACAACAGCAATGCAATTTGCAATAAACAGCTTGACAACAGGGCAATCATTGTTAATAAATACTGCTAAAAAATATACAATAAATGGATTAACGCTTAAGGGCGGAATAACAATAAGGGGCGAAGGAATGCTTTCGGCTGTAGATGGTGATTATTATAGTAATTTATTTTTAATTGATAACACAAATGATATTTTTTTAGATTTATCAGGCACAACGGCAAGAGGAATAACTCTGGAAAATTTAGCAATAGATGGTAACAACAATGACACAATATTAGCATTAGATAGTATAAACAGTTATATAAAAAATTGTATCTTTAAAAACGCTGATTATGGAATTAAATTATCCAAAAGCACAGATGAAAAATATAACAATGTAATAAATTGTGTTTTTAAAAACATATCGAACACAGCAGTGTATGGCAACGGTGCGGTGGAATGTTTTATTATAGATAATATTTTTATAGATTGTAGTAATGAAGTTAATTACAATAATGTAAATTCGTGGGTTATTAAAACAACAACAAATAAATTTAATAAGGTTGCAGGTAATCTACTATGGGGAGACAATTGGCAAAGTAATATTTTAGCAAGCGATGATGTTTTTACAATTGCAAATACAAGCAAGCTAAGTTCTGATAGTAGTTCAGAAAAGCAATTGTTAAAACTCGTTGGTGGAACAAATAGCGACAGTTCGTCAAGTGACTATGTAGCAGAAATAAAGACTATTGGTTTTGGAGACTCTGGATATTCTGATACTTGCATAAAAGAAAAAGTAGTCACAAATGCAAACGACAATAAATATATAATAAAAAAATATTATGACAAAATTCAAATAAAAAACGCAAGCGATTCAGCAAATACACAATTAATTGAATTAGACTTTACAAATAACAATATTAATTTATTACTTGATATAGTTAATAAAGCAAAAATAAAATATCAGCCATACTCGGATTCTGCGGCAACAAGTAGCGATGGTGTATTTTATTTTAGCAATGTTATTGGTAGGGAAACAGGCGTATTAACGTTAACAGCAAATGATACACCTAAAAAACTAGCACTTATAAAGTCAAATACAGATTATAGCGCTACATATATAAATTATATTAAAATAAAAAATGGATATCCTTATATATTTCTTGTTGTTTATGATGCATAGCGAGGGTTTTTATGTCTTTACCTCTCAATACTTTTTTATGCGCTGATAAATATCCATCTATTGCATATCAAAAATGGTTTATTGAATTAGACAATTTTAAAAATCAAATAACAGACACAAATATAAAAAATTATTCCTTTCCTTCTTCTTTGCCTTCTGCAGATGATTCTGTTTTAGTTGTTGACAAAGAAGGAAATGTAGCATATAAAGATTACAATCAATTAAACAATGTATTAAGTTTGTTGTCTCAAATAACCTTGCAAGATAATAGTTTAATTTTAATTAATTCTAATTCAATATCAACAGGCAAATTGACAAATAGTTATATAGGAAACTTAGGCACAAATGGGATTATAGCAAAATTTGGTGCTACGGGGCTGACTGATAGCTATATAAGACAAACAAATGGAAATATATACATAGATACAGCAGATTTAAACATAGCATACAATCAAAAAATTATTTTTTAT